TTTGAATTAGCTGCTGTGGATATCCATACAAATTCTATAGCTTGAGTTCCTGCCGATAATACAGGAGTTGACCCCTGAAAATTTCCACTAAGCTGGATAAGAACATCGTCAGCCGCGCCATAGGAGTCCTCCACGATAATAATAAGTTTTTGCCCATGAATATCACCGTCTGGCACGGTCATTGTATGAGCATCCATTCCTAATGACGGCTCAAAGACGCCCGTGATGCTGCCGGCATCCAAATAGGATATACTCGTGTCAACACTTAATGTGCTGGTTGTTCCTGACCCCAAATCCTGCGCAGTTGGAGCAACAACTTGATATCCCTTAATGTCTACACTTCCCGTAACTTGGATTACGTCGTCGGAAGTGTTGCCGAGAATTACTTTTCCGTCGGGAGTTGCTCTAAATCCCCAAGTGCCGTCAGTATCAGTGGCTCCAAAGCCTGCTCCAGCCATTAGTCGTCTCCAATTACGTCGTTGAGGGCTCGATTGATGCGGTCAGCCTTTGTTAGGTGGGTTTTGACTTGGCTTTCTGCCACAAGGTAAGCACCCGTGGTGCTTGGCTCCGAGACTAGGTCAAAGCACAGTAGCTGAAAGTCGTCCTCTACCATTGTTATATCACCTTGTTGGCGAGTGGACCCAAGCCCTCGGCTGGAAATACCGAGTTGGACGCCGCCCTCAACAAGTTGTTTGGCAATCTGTCCAGCAGGGGTCTCTAAGATTTTCATCTTGCCCATAACATCGTCACCTTTCCACCATACTTCTGTGACAAGATGGCTGGCGTTCTTGAGTTCTACAACTGAACTATCTGGGTGATCAAGTTCGCCGATGGCTCTACCTTCTTTAACGAGTTTTTCATAATTCTTCATTTCCCGCTCAAGAATGGGCTTGGGGTAAATCCGACCGTTGCCATTCTTTGTGCCAGCGGCTTGGATTTTGCCGGCAACGATGAGGTGGGTACCGTTCTTATTCCCCTCACGCTCCTCTTCGGTAAGAAGGTCGTCACTATAGTCTAGCTGCATAAACTCTTGTAAGACATATTTCTTATTCATTTTTTTCTCCTTAAAGTGCGGGCGCTACCCGCACGATAGAACTACCCCTGCAACACCTTGCGACGGGTCTTAGTCTCCACTTCCGTGTCCACACCCCCTCTAGGTCGATAGTCATGTTGAAATCCTCCATCCGATATCAGCATACATAATGCATATGATGTGCCAGATGATAAGCACCCCAAGAGAAGTGCATTAACAAGACTTACATCAAATGTAAATAGTTCTGTAAATGGGTTTAGGAGCAGAAGAAGTATGCCCGACCAAAAGCCCATACACATGGGACAGTGGAAAAAAGGCTGCGCAGGGCGAGCTTTGTCTAAAACATCCGAAAAAACTAAAATCTGGGTGAGGCCGTAAGCACAGCCGACGAAATACAATAAATCCATTTCTCTTCCTAATAAAGGTATCCGTATCCCGTGAAACGGTAGCTGCTAAGATCGGCAGCCATCCTCCCATAGGGAGTATCTTGGACGGGCTTCACGGCACCCAAGGCAGTGGAATCCTCCGGAGTGGGATCCGTAAAGCGGTCTTCGATATCTTGCTTATATTCTTCAGCTTCGTAGTCATCGTCATGAGTGGCACGGATAAATCCTTCGATTTCCAGCAACGCTACCTGCACTGGATCCACCTCCTCGACGTCAGCCGCATAAAATCCCTCAAGCACGCCGAAAGAAGGTCCGCCCTGAATGCTATCATAAGTAATGACCCCTCCACGGAACAAGTGATCCATGAGATCTTTTTGATACTCGTATACGTTATCTCCTACATAGGGCTTAGGGATAGTGGTGATCTTGTTCTCGGCTGGAACAATCACAATATTCATTTTATGATGATCGCTGATGAGGATATTCCCGTCAAGAGTCTTTCGAGCTTGAAGGGTGATGGTCGCTTGGGGCGGCGGAGGGGAGCCTAATTTAATCTTGAGGGGCATCGTCTTTATACTCACTTACTAATTTTTGTAGCTTAAGCACTTTCTTTAATTCGCGCGGTCCCACGGTAGAAACATTAAATTCGCGCACCTGCGCGAGCACGCGCTGAGTATTTTGGACCATTTGGTCATCAGACGACACGTCAGCCAATGAGAGGGATGCCTCCACCGCTTCGTGAATTCGCTTGAGTTCGCTGCCCAGCGCGAGCCTGAAATCGACGTCATTATCTCCAAAAGCTAAAATATACTTTTCTAAAAGATGACGTTGTTCGGGCAACAGGTGAGCATACCTGTCATTATAATTGGTCGCAAATTGTTTGACCACGAGCCCATCCACGGGTACCAGCGGGGCGCTAGCTTCCTCTTTCTCGCTGGAGAGCGTTTGAAGAATTTGACGTTCCAGAATCACTTTTTGCTTGAGAGGGGTCTTATCACTAAAAATTTGAGCGATTGAGGCGACCGATCGGTAATTGGGAACAAAGTTAGAAAAGAATGATGCCCCCACGCTTTGATTAATCTTCCGAATAATCGCAGACTGCTCTTGGAAGATTGCGGTTTTATCCAGTTGCCGGTGCGCCTCTTTGGCGCGGTGGATAGTTTTTTCAGCCGTATAAACATCGAATCCACTGCACTCAAGCAATGCTCGATAGCACTCCAGTTCTTTACGCAGTGGGGAGCCTGAGTGGAAATGTTCTCTTAAGAGGGCAGTAATGGCTCTTTTTTGTCGATGATTTTTCTGGACTACTGCGCGGGTCACCTCCCGTATGAGTGACTCAAAGATAAAAGCCGTATTTCGTTTTTTGTTATGTTTCACTTTCATGCTTCTTTTCCAACTGAGTAATTAGTCTCGCGATCTCGATCTTTGTCTCTACAATCAAGTCTTCCTCTTTCTCCAATCCTGCGCTCACAACTCCCCGGCTTAAGGGTCCCATACCATCCGCTACTCCCTTAAATAGTCTGGCGGTACCCGGATAGGCCGCCTTTTCTCCTGCCGCGGCCAAGGCGCTACGTTTACGCGCTCCCGCGCGTCGTCTATCCGAAGCAACCGGGGTGTAATCATCGCGCTGCCCTGGTTCAGCGAGAAGCGGACCTTCCTCGACCTCTTCTTCAGCGCCTTCTTCTCCGCCAAGCTCTTCACCGCCCATCTCACCTCCGAGTTCGCCACCCAGTTCTTCGCCCATACCACCACCGCCGCCGGTCGCGGCTGCTTCACCCGAAGCTTCAAGCAACGCAGTGTGTTTGGCGTCGGTATATTGATCACGCATAACGTGGATAATCTCGTCGTCATCCATCTTAAAGATGCGCTTATATATCCATCGTTTAGAAAACAAGCCTTCAGTAGCTGCGCCGGCAATATCGAATTTGGTGCGTAAGTGTTCCAGTTCTTGGAGTTCGGCAAGCTTACGCGGATTATTGGGCGTCAAATTAAAGTTCATAAGGCCGTCATTACGATACACCAAGCTAAACAAATGAATCACACAGATCTTTTGAATCTCTGCCAAGACAACGCGCTGTAGACGTTGAATGGTGCGCGCAAAACGAATGTCTTTTTGGGCAAGCGTAGTTTTATCTTCCTGAGCATCAGACTGAGCCAGGTATGCCTTGGGAATTTTAATAGCGGAAAAAAGCTTGTCCCTCAAATAGTTCACATCGTCGATATCGCCCGTAAATTGTCCGCCGGCTAGCGTCTCGATGCGCGAAGAATTTCCGGCTCTAACCGGAATATAGTAATCTTCGTCGATACTCATCGGGTTGTAACGCAGATCCACGCGGCCCGAATCAGCATCCACCACTTGATTGCGCTTCATTTGAGTTTTGACTTGTTCGATATATTGCTCCACATCTTCCGCTGGGATGTTCCCCACATCAATATAAAACACTCGGCGTTCGGGTGAGCGCACAATGCGATAAGCCATCATTGCATCTTCTAAAAGAATCAACTGTCTCCAAATACGGCGCGCCGACTCTAACACGGAGGTGCCGTAGGGAACATATTTATCATTGCCCAAGACGCGAAAATGAGCTATTTGCCAATTTTCAAAGGTGACTCCATCGCCCTCTCCGACCCAATAATACTGGATGTAATTTGGGTTCTGGGGGTCTTTTCCCTCAAGGCGTTCGACTTCTCTTACCGGGAGGGGGATCACATTGGTTATTCCTAATGCATCATCTATATCGAGATACAAAAAGTAATCTCCGTATTTGCACATGCTCCTGGCCCAACCAAAAAGGTTGGATTCCACGTTTAGCACATTGTAGAGGAGGGTGTGGAGCACGTCTTTTATCTCACGGTTATGACACTCAATATGCACGAGAGGGGTGATCTCCGAAGATGTGGTAATCTCATCTGCATATACGTCAAGTGCTGACGCCAACTCCGGTGTGTATTCCATTTGTTCAAAATCAGTATACCGAACCTGCTTATTGCGTGCGGCGAGAACTTTATTTTGGAGACCGTCGAAAGGATTATAATATTCTTTTTTCTTAAACTCTTTGCCTGTCGCGGTCGTAAAATTATACTTTTTCACGGTGCGGGGTGACGACCGAGTTACGGAGGGCTGATTATAGTTGACCATGGGGCCGCTGAACAGCCTGGTCAGCCGGCGAAACAGAGTAGACTCTTGGTTCCGTGGGTTTTTTTGGTTGTTGTTAGTGTTGTCTGCCATCGTTTATCCTTTTATTATCCACGAAAGATCATGTGTGCGTCCGTCAGATCCTTCAAATGAATTCTGTGCTTCTTTCTGAGGTTCGTATCCTTGCATCCCCTCAATCTTTGTATTGAGTGTCTTGCCGCCAATGCTAATTCCGCCGATCATTGCCTTCCTATACTCTATTTCCCTCTGGTTAACTGTCAGTGCCGTGTCTCTCACCCAGCATCCAATAGCTGTTGCAATAACAAGATCGTCATTGTAACTTCTCATCGCCTGGGGCCGCCCGTTGTGCCACACAAACGTTTTGATCTCGTTTGCAAGACGCTTGGAGTTGATAGTAATTAGTTTGTTTCTCACGAATTCTTCAAACTTGGCAATCACCAGGGGGCGAGTTTTCATAGACATGGTAAAGCCAGCCACTCCCCCGATAGCCTCTGCCGTAGCTTGGTCTACATATTCATGCGTTGATCGGATGCTGTAATAAATGTTATTATACTCTAATTCAGCCAGCCTACTGAGCACTCCAATGCCTAATGAGTTGTTTTCTGTGACCAACAGCGCGGAATTATATTCAGTGGCCATATTAACCAACAAAGGTGCAAACATATCGGGGGTTATTTTCCCTTGATACTCAGCAACTTGCTCCATTGTTTGCACATCTATAATCTGACACACGCTATAATCAGAGCCGTCACCTCGTGCAACGTCTGCAAGAGCTAAATAGTCTCTCCCGAGAACCGGCTCTTTCCAAATCCAGTAATTTCGATCAAATCCAGTTTTATGCTTGGGGTCGGTGACGCCCTCTAAAATGCGGCGCAGATCATCCCCATGCACCACTGTCTCGCCGGAGGCATTAAAATTACACTCAAGCTCTTGGGCGATCTCCCGCTTAGACATGTTGCGTGTTTCTTTTACAAACCACGCCGCATCACGATCGGGGTGAACTTGCCAGGGAAGCTTTATGGGATTGAAGTCGTTTTTCCCTTCTTCTGCCTCCGAATATATTTTATGAAACCAATTCCCGACGCCATAGGGCGTGCTCAAGGCGATACAGGTGCCGCCTGTGGAAAGAGTGGGATACAACCCGGCCCACATTTCATCCAGTCCCTCGACGATGGCAGCCTCATCCACCACAAGGAGGGAGAGAGCTTCGGAACGACCTGCGTCACCCGAAGTAGCTGACGCCTT